GACCCTACCCGATTGGGTGGTGTTCGTTTTGATGGTTCAGCACAGCCTTTAGAGGAAGCCTTAATTGGTGGTGCATCTTTGATTGGTCGCGAAGGTGGCCGTCCAGATCATTGCTTCATGAGCTTTTCTAAGTTTAGCGACTTAGTTAAGAGTCTTGGCTCTAAGGTTATGTATGTAGATGTTGAAGGTCCAGCCGGGGTTGGTTTCCGCGCTCTGGAGCTTCATGCACCTTATGGAACAATGAAAGTTATTCCTGACCTTAACTGTCCAGACAATGCAGCTTATTTGTTGCAGTTGGATACTTGGAGTCTCAATAGTATTGGGGCAGCTCCAAAGATCTTAATGCAAGATGGTAATCGTATGTTACGCGTCAGTAACGCCGATGCTGTTGAAGTTAGAATTGGATACTATGCAAATATTGCTTGTAATGCTCCCGGCTGGAACTGCCGCGTAGCCTTATAGATTAATTATTAGGGGGAGTGGATACGCTCCCCCTTCCGCGTAAGGAGAAAAAAATGGCAAACAGAACTTTTGATAATGTTCAAGCCTTAAATAAAGAAGTTAAAGTTATATCGGGTCAAATATTGGCCTCGGACCCTTTGACTGACCCCGATAATTTATCGTGGGCGAATACAGAGGGGATTGGTTTTTCAGCAGACAGTAATGGAAATACGGGGGAGATTGTAATCACCCTTCAGGATAACTATGTTGGTCTTTTGTCTTGTACCACTAATAGCTTAACGGCTACTGGAATAGAGTATCAGACACTTTTGGCCGAGGATGTAGAAAGCACCACAAGTCCGGGTGTAACCCTTCAAAATATTGATGGGGCCGGGGCAAAGGGAAATTTGGCCGCAGGTGATATAGTATTTTTTACATTGGTTCTCCGGAACTCCACAGTTCAGTAGGACTCAAAGGGGGGCGAAAGCCCCCCTTATAAACGGAGGCTCCAATGGGCAACAGCACGACACTTGCACAGATGCGGCTCAGGGTACGCCAACGTGCAGATATGGAGAATACGAAGTTTGTTTCTGACTCGGAAATAAACACCTATATTAACGATGGCCTCTCCGAGTTAAATGACATTTTCATAACGAAATATGAGGAGTACGTGGTTAGCGCCGCAGGCCCTCTTCAGCTCACCGCCGGACAAGAATCCTACAGTCTTTCCGGCGACTTCGGCATCTTTAATTTCATGAAGATATTGGGTATTGACCTGAACACTGGCGGACGCACTATACCGATGAAGAGGTTCATGTTTAGCGAAAGGGATTACTGGACCATCCCCAATGCACCTTGGAATATATCAGTGGTGCCCTATAGGTATTCTGTTCGAGGCGAAGAAATATTCTTTTTCCCAAAAAGCGGAGTAGCGGGCACCATAACAATATGGTACATCCCTCAATTCTGTAAACTGGAAACTGATACCGACGCTATCTGTAACTTCCTTCCCTACCTAAATAATGGCTGGGAAGAGTACGCAGTTATTACGGCTGCAATAAAATGCCTACAAAAGGAAGAGAGCGATACAGGACCACTCATGCAAGAAAAGAGGATACAACTTGGACGCATAGAAGGGGTTGCTCAGAACAGAGATGTTGGAGATCCGGGAAGAATTGCCTATGTAAGTTCCGGTCATAGCGAGTGGTGGTGGTAGATGACTTTTTTCCAACGCCAGCAATCCTCTGATTTAAACCTTCAGAAAATGCAGGAAACTCTGGAGAAGACTTCGATGATTCCTTTTTCGTCGGCCATTGTGCGCGGGGAGCTGGTTAAGGATGTCCTAATAAAGGCAGGAGAAACTTCGACAGTGAGCACTCAGCTTGGTCGAGCTTGGCAAGGATTTATAATTGTTAATCATGTACGGGACGTAGGAGGTGTTTATTTGGTAGTGAATGACACCTCAAAAAAAGTAGACAATAAAAAAGTTATAGCTTTAAAGGGAATCGGCACGGGCACAGGGCAAGCCTATTTTTCCTTTTGGTTTTTTTAGGAGATCCAAATGGGTTCAATGAATTTAGATTTACCTGTCGTCGGGGAAACGCCCGGAACAACTTGGGCAACAATGCTCAACACGGCACTTTCACCGAACATAGAGGAACATGACCACAGCACCGGAAAGGGCGTGTATGTAAAAACCACCGGTGCCGGGTCTGTTGGGATTAATGTTAATGGGGATATGAATTTCCAAGACATAGACCCATTGAGCCCGGGGTTTAACGCCTACAATCGACCTATAAACTTAAAGTCAATACAGCTTATCGCGGGCACGGCTGCCGGCACCTATCCCGTAACCAGTAATCTTAATGTTTATTGTGATGATCAAAACCTATTCTTCCGTGACGGCAGCGGTACAGAAATACAGCTAACCACGAGCGGGGGGGTCCCGGGGTCCGATCAATATGGGTTTCAGAATGACTATGATGCCTTTGCGCCTTCTATGGGTTACGCCAGATACGATGCCGCAATTAAGGAATTTGACTTTGCCAGTGATGCTGGATCTTCCACGGACGCTATCTTAACCTGTGTTGGTGTTACCAATACCGGTGGCGTTGCTGCCGGGTATAACTGGGGACCCACCGTCCTTGGCTTATCGGTGCTGGATGACGCTGGGTCAGTGAGAATTGGTAAACTTGAAAGTATTTTAGCGCCGTCTGCCGTCGATTACACCTATCCATCGCTGTGGTATGTTGAAGTAGCTCCGGCTGGCCCCGGTCACATTACTGATGCTCAGAATGGATTCCGTATTCAGGGCACCCTACTCGCCCCTTCCGGCGATTCGGCCGACGGGCCGCAACATCTAGATTTGACAGCGACGGCGGTGAACACGGGATTAAACTCATACTGGGCGGATCCGAATTTCCCAACGGTACCGTTAACTCCGCAGATAAGCGCAGATGACGGGGTAATTGCTTATTGGGGAAATCCCAAACCCACCTCCACCCAAACCGATTTATTTATTACCGGAAGTTACGATCAAAGACTGGGAAGATTCTACGATGGGATAAAACTCAAAGGGGGTGGCGATGTTGATATTCATATTGCCAACGGGGCTCCTCTTTCTGAATTTGCTTTGCGCGGCGGAGCCACCAACGACTTGACGTGGAGTTGGTATAATGGACTGTCCGTCTCTCTTGTGGAGATGGTTCGCGGCGGATCTACCAATGATACTTTTAATATTATTCAAAAAGGGACCGGTGACCTCAGATTGCAGACTGATGGTGATGTGGCCCTTGCCATAACTTCGTCACAGACCACTACTCTTCACGGTGACCTATATGTAAATGGTGCTCCCCTCACTAACAAGATTATTCTCGGTAATGGTTCCGCTGTTTCTTGCGGGATAGAAGTTGGTTCGTCCCGAACGGGGAGCGAAACTTCTTTTATAGATTTTACCACAGAAACCACGACCGGTGATTTTGATGCGAGGATACGTCGGCTAACTGTTGCCGGCGGTGGGGAGTTACTGGTTCAAAATAACGGTACCGGGAACACTGTATTAAGGGTTGGAGATCCAGCAGCAGCCGTAGAAACCCAGAGAGAGACATTTGCGGGTGCTGGTTTTCTAGGCGGGGCCATAGGGTTTGACAACCTCGAAACAGACCCCACCGAATTAAAGACCGGCGGGAGCGACCCCAACGTTGCGTGCTATGGGGCTGCCACCGCCATCCAGAACTCGCAAAATACTATCTTAGCCAGAGGCACTTTTCACTATGACAGTCTGGGGTCTTATCCAAACCGATATTCGTTTGGCGCGAATAGCTGGAACATAGCCTCAGTGGTTGAAACCGGGACAACCGACGGGCAGATTGTGGTTACNATGAGTGTGGCGCCCCTTACTCCCGCCCCTGCATTGCCCGATGTGACATATCAGGTGACGGTGGAACATGCGGGATTTGGCACATCGAGCGGTCGTATAGGGATGGCTAAAATGGGGAGCAGCGCAGCGGAAATAGAGGTTATGTTGATCAGTGATGCCGGCTCTAAAATGGGAGCAACCTTCTTTTTAACAGTAATTGGACCACCAGACTAGGAGAATATTATGGCTAGAGAATTATCATTAAATCATTTAAAGATTCACAAGAATGCTGACGGGA